CGCTGGCCGATGTCGAGGGCGTGTTCGCCCGATCCGATTGCAGCCCGCAGGAGCCGTTCGTGGCCATGGGGCGGCTGGGGCTCACGATTGTAAACCCGCCGCTTGACAGTTAAACTGTAACATAAGATAGTGCTAATTTAACCGACTGGCCGGATGCCAGGCACCGAAAGGTAAGCGAATGATCGAGAACGACCTAGCGGCCACTGCCGCGCCGGACCAGGCCCCCACGGCGGCGCCTGCGCCCGAACCTGACAATTCCTCGCCGGAACCGACGCCCGCGGAAGCGCCCAAGACCTTCACACAGGAAGAGCTGGACGCCATCGTCGGCAAACGTCTCGCAAGAGAACAACGGAAATGGGAGCGCGAGCAAGCGCAGAAGCTCAAGGCCCAGCCGCCGGCCCCACCGCCGGAACCGCTGAAGCCCGACAACTTCGCCGACGCGCAAGCCTACGCCGAAGCCATCGCCGAGCGCAAAGCCGCAGAATTGCTGGCCCAGCGCGAAGCCGAGGCCGAACGCACGGCAACGCTCGAAGCCTATCAGGACCGTGAAGAGGAAGCCCGGACCAAGTACGACGACTTTGAACAGGTCGCTTACAACCCGAAGCTCCCGATCACGGAAACGATGGCGCAGACCATTCAGGCGTCCGAAATCGGTCCCGACGTGATCTATCACCTGGGGTCGAACCCGAAGGAAGCCGAACGGATTGCGCGTCTCAGCCCGCTCTTGCAGGCACGGGAAATCGGAAAGATCGAAGCCCGACTGGCTTCGTCTCCTCCGGCCAAGAAGACCTCAACCGCCCCGGCACCGATTGCTCCGGTCACGGCCCGCGCGTCCACCGCGCCCGCATACGATACCACCGACCCAAGGTCTGTAAAGACCATGTCAACGTCGGAATGGATCGAGGCGGAACGGCTGCGGCAGATCAAGAAGTACGAGGCCCAACGCAAGCGTTAGACTTTTAGTCTAAGGATACCAACGACATGGCCAACAGTCTTCTTACCATTGACATGATCACCCGCAAGGCGCTCGAGATCCTTGAGAACAACCTGGTGATCACCCGCAACGTCAACCGCGCCTATGACGACAGCTTTGCCGTCGAAGGCGCCAAGATCGGCTCCACCCTGCGCATCCGTCTGCCCGACCGCGCGCTGGTGACGGACGGCGCCGCGCTTCAGGTGCAGGACGACAACGAGCAGTACACCACGCTCACCGTCTCCAGCCAGAAGCACATCGGCGTCAACTTCACCTCCGCCGAACTCACCATGCAGCTCGACGACTTCGCGGATCGTGTTCTCAAGCCGCGTATCTCGCAGCTTGCGTCCTCCATCGACGCCGACGTCGCCAACGCCTACAAGTCGATCTTCTCGTCCGTCGGCACCCCCGGCACGACCCCGGCCACTTCGCTCGTCCTGCTTCAGGGCCAGCAGAAGCTGAACGAGTACGCTGCCATGATGCCGAACCGCTACGCGACCGTGAACCCGGCCGCCAATGCCGGTCTGGTCGAGGGCATGAAGGGTCTCTTCAACCCCGTCGATACGATCTCCCGTCAGTTCAAGAACGGCATGATGGGCGAGGGTATCCTCGGCTACGAGGAGATCAACATGTCGCAGTCGATCAAGCAGCACACCTGCGGCACCCGCGCTGCCACGGGCGCTACGGTCAACGGCAACGCCTCGGAAGGTGCTTCGACCATCACGCTTGCCAGCGCCGGCAATGCGCTGACCTTCACGGTCGGCGACGTGTTTACGGTGGCCGACTGCTACTCGGTCAATCCGCAGACCCGCGAAAGCACCGGCTCGCTTCAGCAGTTCGTAGTGACGGAAGCCAACACCTCGTCGGCTGGCGGCGCTGTCACGCTGAAGGTGTCGCCGGCGCTCTACTCGCCGTCTCATGCCCTTGCCACCGTCAGCACCCTGACGATCACCGGCAAGGCAGTCGTGTTCGTCGGTGCTGCCTCCTCGCAGTATCCGCAAAACATGATCTACCACAAGGATGCAATCTCCTTTGCCACCGCCGACCTGCTGCTGCCGCAGGGCGTCGACATGGCGTCCCGTCAGGTCCACAACGGCATTTCGATGCGTATTGTTCGCCAGTACGACATCAACAACGACCGCCTGCCGTGCCGTATCGACGTGCTGTACGGCTACTCGGTCATCCGTCCGCAGATGGCCGCGCGGCTCTGGGGCTAACAGGTAGAGACAGGAGATACACACATGGCACTTCCCTCTGTAGGCGGCGGCTATCAGGCCAACGATGGCAACCTGAACGAAGTCAAGGTGTCGGTTTCGGCCGCGCCCGTCACGGCGGCCGGCGACACCACGCTGACCGTGGCGCAGCTCACCAACGGCATCATCCTCGGCTCGCCGGGAACGTCCGCAGCGGCCTATACGCTGCCGCTCGCGGCCGATCTTGACGCTGCGCTGGTGAACGCCAAGGTCGGCACGACCTTCGACTTCCGCGTCATCAACGTCAACGGCTCCAGCCTCGGCGTCATCACCATGACGACCAACACGGGCTGGTCCATCGGCAGCAGCGGGTCGCAGGGTCTGATGACCATTGCGGCCACCGCCGGCACGGCGCGGTCGTTCCGCGCCCGCAAGACCGGCGACGGCGCCTAGGCGCTGTACGCCATCTCGTAAGCAACCGGCCCCCGCTTCGCGGCGGGGGCTGATCTCATCAAGGAGAACACCATGCCGAATGAAAAGCCGATTGGTGTCGCTTACGAGGACCAGTACCTCAATGGCGCCACCATCGCCAACCCGGTCTACACCGCCAAGGGCGCGGCGCTCACCACGCAACTGACCTCGATCACCTCGACGGCACCGGGCACACCCGACTACGCCGTCCAGGATTTGACGCAGACCTCGCCGTTTGGCTTCGTCACCAAGGACGAGGGCAACACCGTCCTCTCGGTCATCGCCAACCTCCAGACCCGCGTCGCGGAACTGGAGACGCGGCTGAAGGCGCTGAACCTCATTGCCTAACCTGTCAGGCGGCCCCGCAGGCCGCCTGACCTTCACAGGACAAGATAATGGCCGCGATTTATCTGGCGCACCCCAAGCACGGCGTGAAGATCGCCACGATGGAAATGGAAGCGCAGCACGACGAAGCCAATGGCTGGGTCCGGTTCGAGCCAGAAGAGCTTGTAGACGCACCCGCCGACGAACCGTTGCCTGAGCCGCCGGTTGAGGTTAATGTGCTGGCTGAACCGCGGCGTCGAGGACGCCCGCGCCTAACGCAGAGCGAGTGACATGACCACGGCGGGCGATCTTATAAACGGCTCTTTGAGGCTTCTCGGCGTCTTGGCCGAAGGTGAAACGCCGTCCGCCGAGACGGCGCAGGACGCGCTCGCCGCCATGAACCAAATGATCCAGTCGTGGAACACCGAACGTCTTGCGGTGTTCTCCACCCAGGATCAAGTTGTCACCTGGCCGCCGTCCACGCGGTCACGGACCTTCGGGCCGACCGGCGACATTGTCGCCAACCGCCCCGTCGCCATCGACGACAGCACCTATTTCCGCGACCCCGCCACGGGCATTTCCTACGGCCTGAAGCTGATCAACCAGCAGCAGTACAACGGAATCGCGGTCAAGACCGTCACCTCGACCTACCCGCAGGTATTGTGGGTCAACATGACCTACCCCGACATCGAGATGTACGTCTACCCGGTGCCGACCAAGGTGCTGGAGTTCCACATCGTGTCGGTCGACGAACTGACCCAGCCGGCTAATCTGGCAACCGATCTGGCGTTCCCGCCCGGCTACCTGCGCTGCTTTCGCTATAATCTGGCCTGCGAACTGGCCCCGGAGTTCGGCACCGAGCCGTCCCGCCAGGTGCAGCGCATCGCCATGACGTCGAAGCGCAACCTCAAGCGCATCAACAACCCCGACGATATCATGGCGCTGCCCTACAGCATTGTCGGCACCCGCCAGCGGTTCAATATCTTCGCTGGGAACTACTGATGCAGTCGCCGATCCTCGGCAGCGCCTATGTTGCTCGCAGCGTCAACGCGGCGGACAACCGTTGTGTCAACCTATACCCGGAGGTGGTGCCGGAGGGCGGCAAGCAGGCCGCCTTCTTGAGCCGCGCACCGGGTCTGCGCCGCCTCGCCACCATCGGCAGCGGGCCGATCCGTGGGCTGTGGGCGCCGCAGATCACCGGCTCCGACAGCTACGTCGTCTCCGGCAACGGCCTCTACAAAATCGACACGGCGTACAACGCCACGTTTCTCGGTACCATCAACGGCACCGGGCCGGTGTCGATTGCCGACAACGGCACGCAGATTTTCATCGCTGCCAACCCGGACGGCTACATCTACAACATGGCCACCGGGGCGTTCGCGCCGATTGGCGACCCTGATTTTCCCGGCGCCGCGACGGTCGGTTATCTTGACGGCTATTTCGTCTTCAACGAGCCCAACTCGCAGAAGGTCTGGGTAACCAGCCTGCTGGACGGCACCAGCGTCGACCCGCTTGACTTCGCCAGCGCCGAAGGCGCGCCAGACCAACTGATCTCGGTCAACGTCGACCATCGCGAGGCGTGGATGTTCGGCACCGGCACCATTGAGGTTTGGTACAACGCCGGCACTGCCGACTTCCCGCTGCAGCGCATCCAGGGCGCCTTCAACGAACTGGGCTGCGCTGCCGTCTATTCTGTCGCCAAGCTCGACAACACGCTGTTCTGGCTGGGCGCCGACGCGCGCGGCAACGGTGTGGTCTACCGAGCCAACGGCTACCGCGGCGAGCGCGTCTCGACCCACGCCATTGAGTTCGCCATCCAGAACTATAGCGTCATCTCCGACGCGGTCGCCTACTCCTACCAGCAGGAGGGCCACAAGTTCTACGTCCTGACCTTTCCGACGGCAGAAGCCACCTGGGTCTACGACACCTCGACGGGTGCGTGGCATGAGCGAGCCAGCCTCATCAACGGGCATTTCAGCCGGCACCGTTCCAACTGCCAGATGAACTTTAACAACGAGATCACCGTCGGCGACTACGAGAACGGCAACATCTATGCCTTCGACCTCGACGTCTACGCCGACGATACCATCCCGCAGAAGTGGCTGCGGTCGTGGCGGGCACTACCCACGGGCACCAACACGCTGCGCCGCACCGCGCATCATACGCTGCAACTGGATTGCGAGAGTGGCGTCGGCGTCAATCTCGGGCAGGGCAGCGACCCCCAGGCCATGCTGCGCTGGTCGGACGACGGCGGCCACACCTGGTCGCGCGAACACTGGTCGTCGCTGGGTGCCATCGGCCAGTACAACCGCCGCGTCTTCTGGCGGCGGCTCGGCATGACACAGAAGCTGCGCGACCGCGTCTACGAGGTGTCGGGGTCCGATCCGGTCAAGGTCACGATCATGGGAGCGGAGCTGATCCTCGATGGCACTGCTTCCTAGCTCCAACCAGATCCCCGCCCAGCGCGTTCCGCTTAACGAGCGCCCGGCCGAGCCGGAGTATCTGGCGCGTGAGTGGTACCGCTTCTTTGATCTGCTCCACACCTACACGCCGACCCCGGCGGTTTTCACCCCGGTTTTCACCCCGGTCACCAACGTGACGGCGGTGACGCCAAGCGGTAGCTTCTACAACCAGATGGGCAACATCATTGCCTTGACCGGCGCGTTTACCCTGCAGCCCACGCTCCCCGGCGACACGGTGTTCCGCCTGACGCCGCCGGTCCTCGACACGCTGACGCTGACCACCGCCGCTGGCACCTTCATCACCACGGCCAGTGGCGCCAGCGACACCGGCGCGGTCTACGCCGTTGCGAACATGCTGGAGTTCCGTCTCAACGCCGTCTCGACCGCAGCGGCAACCTACGTCTTCAACGTGAACTATCAGATTGTCTAGAAACCCGATTTACGCTAGGTTCGCATCATGACCGTCAACCTGTCTCCCTTTGCTGGCCCTGGCGCGCAGTTCTTCGACGACAACGGCGACCCGCTGTCGGGCGGCAAGATCTTCACCTATGCGGCGGGCACGACCACGCCGAAGGCGACATACACAGATTTCACAGGGAACACGGCGCACGCCAACCCGATCATCCTCGACGCCGCGGGGCGCCCGCCGTCCGAGGTCTGGCTGACCTACGGCGATGCGTACAAGTTCATTCTCAAGGACAGCGCCGACACACTGATCGGCACCTTCGACCACATCGACGGCATCCCGCCGATCAACGTCAACCTCGTCCGGCTGTACGGCGCGACTTCGGGCTACATCGACCTGGTCGCCCCGGCGGTCGCCGGAACCAACACCGTCACTTTCCCGGCCGCCACTGGCACCGTCGCGCTCACCGACAATCCGACTTTCACGGGCACGACGGCAGTCGCCACCATCACGGCGTCCGGGAACATCACGGGTTCCAAGACCATCAGCGGGCGGCTGCTGGCGGCCTCGCAGACCGTCACCATCGACCAGTACCTCTACATGGGCGGCACCGGCCAGATGAAGCTGCCGGTCGGCTCCACCACCCAACGAGCGGGCGCGTTCAGCGGCACAGGCCAGATCAGCGGCACGACGCTGACCATCACCAACGTCACCAGCGGCGCGCTCTACATCGGCGCGGTCATCAGCGGCACGGGCGTCACGGCCAACACCCGCATCATCGACTTCCTCACCGGATCGGGCGGCGTCGGCACCTACACCGTCGGCACCTCGCAGACCGTCGCGGCGGGCACGGCCATTGCTGACGCTCCTGTGACGGGCATGATCCGCTACAACAGTACCAACAGCGCGTTTGAAGGGTACGGCGCGTCCGGCTGGGCGGGCATCGGCGGCGGCGCGGCGGGCGCTGGCGGCGACGAGGTGTTCATCCTCAACAGCCAGGTGGTCACCACGTCCTACGCCATCCCGTCCGGCAAGAACGCATCGTCCACCGGGCCGCTGACCATCAACGGCAGCGTCACCATCACCATTCCATCCGGCTCGCGCTGGGTGGTCCTGTAACGGAGCGACCATGTCCCAGCTAACCCTCACCAGCGACCCGCTCGGCAGCGCCACGACCGGCACTTTCGAGTTCGAGAACCCGGCGTTCTACATGACGGGCGCCACCGCGCAGCGCGGTGCGGTGCTGGTCGACCAGTACATCCTCCAGCAGGCGACCTACACGCTGACCAGCCAGACGGCGGCGCAGAAGCTCTTTAGCACTGCCAATGGCGCGGTGACGCTGGTGCCCGGCACCTACGAGTTCGAATGCCAGTTCTCGTTGTCGAGCATGAGTTCCTCGTCCGGTTCGTTCGGGTTTGCGCTCGGCGGCGCAGCTACCAAGACCGAATACTGGTGGTCGCTCGCCAACAAGGCGACGCTGGCCACCGCAGCGGCGGGTCAAGTGACCTACAACACGACGGCCAACACGGCCATCGCCACGGCCACCACGGCTACTGTCGCCTACGCCCGCGTTCACGGGGTCGTGATCGTCACGGTCGGCGGCACGCTGATCCCGCAGGTGTCACTCGGCGTCGCGGCTGCTGCGGTAGTCGGCATCGGGTCGTTCTTCAAGATCCGGGCGCTGGGCGGCGCGGCGGCCACCAGCAGCGGCAACTGGAGCTAAGTCATGACGGTCACCATCGACGGCGGCGCCGGCGTCACATTCCCGGACGGGGTCCAGCAGACCAACGGCGTCACCAACACGGGCGGTGACCCGCCGTACTTCGCCGCGCGTGCCTGGGCCAACATCGACGGCTCCGGCACGGTGGCGCTGCGCAGTTCCGTCAACGTGGCCTCGGTCACATCGCCCGCCACAGGGCGGTATGTGGTGACGTTCACCAAAGCGATGCAGGACGCCAACTACGCCATCATGGCGACTGCGGGTGACGTCAGCACCGCCGTCAACTACTACAACGCCCGCATCTACGGCACGCCGACCGCCAGCGGTTTCACCATCCAGGTCTACAGCCAAAACAGCGGCGTACCTGTTATTACGGACGTCGACTATCTTCACGTCGCGGTGTTCCGTTGACCGATCCTGAGCAACATCTTGCGGTCCATTTCGCCAACCTGCAACTGCCGCCGGACGCCGCGCGGTGGCTGCTTGACGTTTGGAACGCAATCCAGGTGCTGGACGATGTGGCGGACGGAGACAGCATCGACCGTGACGCGCTCGACCGCGCCATCTACGACCTGCTGGTCGGGATGCCGTCAAACCGCTTCTTTGCCGTTCATGCTGGAACGCTGCTGCCCGCGCTGGGGTTGATGGTGCTGAAGTGGAAGGCGTCCGATACGGCAGAACGGGGCGGCCGGGCAGACGCTCGGTCTTTCGTCTGGCGGGCGGGCTATTACGACGTGGTGTTAGCCGTTGTTGCCGCGCATCACGGCCCTGCGGTTGCCATGACGGTTGCCGATAAGGTCATGGAGTTGTATGGTGAAACGCTACATGAGTATCTGAAGGAGTTTCCGCCATGCCGGGACCAGTAGCCGCGATTGGCGCCGCCGCCGCTGTGGGGGCGGGCGCGTCCATCTTTGGCGCCAGCAAGGCGTCCAAGTCAGCCAAGGACGCCGCCAAGGAACAGACCAAGGCCACACAGGCCGCCATCGCCGCCGAGCAGAAGGCGCTTGAGCGCCAGATCGGTCTGCAGGAGCCATTCCGTCAGGTCGGCGTCAACGCGTTAGCGCAATACCCTGGCGCCGCCGCCCCCAGCTACCAGCCGTTCGGCATGGCGCAGTTCCAGGCCGACCCCGGTTACCAGTTCCGCATGTCGGAAGGGCTGAAGGCGCTGGAGCGGTCGGCGGCGGCGCGAGGCATCCTGTCGTCGGGCCAAACGCTGAAGGACATCACGCGGTTCGGGCAGGACACGGCCAGCCAGGAATACCAGAACGCTTTCAGCCGTTACATGCTGGAGAACGAGCGGATGCGGCGCGAGAAGCTGGACCCGCTGGAGTACCAGATCGGCCTCGGTCAGGCGGCGGCGTCCGGTCAGGCGGCCAACATCGGCACCACGGCGGGCTCCACGTCCAATCTCATGCAGGCGCTTGGCAATATCAGCGCGCAGCGCGGGGTGACGCAAGCCAACATCTACACCGGGACGGCGGGCAACATTGGCGACATCGTGAGCGGGGCCGCGCAGGGATACGGGCAGTATCAGGCCGCGCAGCCGTACATCAACTATCTGCGCGCCATTACGCCTACGGCGTCGGCTGGCTTGGGCACCGCGCCGCCTGCTGGCTACGACATGCCGATCATCTAGGAGATAACGGATGCCTATCGACCCCAGCATTATCGGCAACGTCATGGCCCCGCAGGCACCGCAGTTGCCGGACGTCAACGCTATGCTTGAAACGCAGACGCGCGGGGCGGAGAACATCTACAAGATTGAGCGTCAGCGCGAGGCGGATGCACTGGCGGCGCAGAAGCGCGAGATGGACGCCGCGGCGAAAGCGTTGGCGCCCGCCATCGCGTCGGCGTTTTCGGACCCTACCGATGAAGGGCTGGACGCCGCGTTGAACATGGTGCCGCCTGCGTATCGCGAAGCCGCGCAAGCGCAGATCGAACAGTTGCGGGCTGTTCCGGATTTGAACCGCCGCAAGGACATCATCCGCGCCGGGCTGGCGCAGGACGATTACGGTCGCGCCATTCTGGCCCAGCTTGAGCCGACTGCTAACATGCGCCTTCAGGCCGATACAGCGGCGCGAGCGCAGGCGCTTAAGCTGCGCGAACTACAACTGAAGGAAAACGAACTGGCTGCAAAAACAGCGCCGGTCAGCACCGAGGTGCCGCCAGACGAAACGGTTGCGCCGCCGCTTGATCCTAAAGTCAAGCTGAAGTTGGATCAGGCATACCCGCAAGCGTCACGGGCGCTGCAAAGTTCGGTGACAAGTCTGGACCAAGACATTCAGGACGTTGAGCGTCTGCTTACGGATGACGTAGGTTTAAAGGCCATCACGGGGTATCTTGGCGCCTACACACCAAACGTCTTCAAGGACGCTACCCGCGCGCAGGCGTTATTGGACAAGATCATGTCCGGCGCCGGTTTTTCGGCGTTGCAGGCCATGCGCGACGCCTCGCCGACCGGCGGTGCGTTGGGCAACGTCTCCAATCAGGAAGGCTCAAAACTCGAGAAAAGCGTTGCGGCATTTTCACAGGCGCAAAGCTACGACGATTTTGTTGCTGCGCTTCGGCAGTATCTGGTTGATTTGAAAACGGCGCAGGAGAACGTCCAGGCGGCGTTTGACGAGACTTACAGCTACCGCGGCGAATCCCCGTCTGCCGAAATTGTCACGCAGACAAAAGAGCGGCGCAAGCGGATTGAAGAAGAAACCGCGCCCGCTCCACGTCCGCCCTTGCCACCCGGCGTAACTGTCAAGAGGAACTAGAATGGCCTCGTTTACTGTCACGCTGCCGGATGGGACGTCCTACACCGTGGACGGGCTGCCGGACGATGCAACGGAAGACGACGCACTGGCGGCAGTGCTTGCGGAAAATCCGCAGGCTGCCGAAGCAGGCAACAGTCTTCAGCAATGGTTGGGCGTGGCCACGCGGGCGCTGCTGCCTTACGCTGCGGCGGCGGGTATGGGCGCCGCAGCGGGCGCGCCGGCCGCAGGTGTTGGCGCCGTGCCGGGTGCGGCGGCGGGCGTATTGGCGCTAGGTGCGGGCGACATCGGCACCGGGCTGTACAATCTGGCGGCTACGCCGTTCGGTGCACCGCGCATGACCCTGCCGTCGGAAGCCATCCGGCAGTTATATGAGACGGCTGGAGGACCGGGTACGAGAGAGCCGGTTACGCCGCAACAGCGCGTGTTTAGCGCCGGACTGGAAGCGGCAACAGGCGCGGGCGGCGGCGCCAAGGCATTGAACGTGCTGGTGCCGACATTGCGCGCGGGTTCGACAGCGCGGAACGTCATGAGCGAGCTGGGCCGCGGGGCGCGAGCGCAAGCCGTGGGCGGCGCGGGTGCCGGCGGTCTGACACAGGCCGCTATTGAAGGCGGCGAAACTGACCCGTTGAAACTGTTTCTGGTGTCGCTGGCGGGCGGCGTGGGCGGCACACTGGTGGGCGGAAGGACGCCGCGTCCGCTACTGACCGGCGAAGACATCCGCAACCAAGCCAAGCAGTTCTATCGTCAGGCGCAGCGGCAAGGCGTGTATATCCTGCCGAACGTGGCGGATGACCTCGCCGATCAGCTTGAGAATACGCTTCAGCGGCAGGCGGCGTCCATTACCCAGCGCGACCGCGCACCCATCCTGCGTGTCATCCGTGACTTGCGCAACCGAAAGCACCCTGACCTATCGTTTGAAGAACTTGAGAAGCTACGCAGCGATCTCGGCTTGATCGGGCGCGATCCGCAGACGGGCAAAGTGGTCGCTAACACGCCTGGCGAACAGCAAAACCGGATTGCCGGAATTGTGCAGGACAAGCTGGATGATTTCTTCGAAAATCTCGACGTAACGCAGGTATCTTCCGGAGACCCGCAGCGCGCGTTGGCGCTCGTCAAGCAGGCGCGAGAGCAGTATAAAAACGCGCGCAAGGGCGAAATTCTAGAACAGGTGCTGGCGAAGATCGACGTCGGCCCCGGCAAGAAGCCCGCCATCGACGAGCTGCAAGCGCGTTTGACGCCGATTGTGTTGGACAAGCGGTTAATGCGGAAATTTAGCCCTGAAGAACGCAAGGTATTGGAAAGTTTGCAGTCTGGCACTCTAACTGAAAGCGTGCTGGCAAAAATTGGTCGGTATGCTCCGGGCAAAAGCATTGAACAGTTGCTCGGGTACGCAATCCCAACCACGGCGGCTGCGTCTATTAACCCGGCGTACTTGGGCGGCGTAGCGGCTGTTGGCGGTGCGGCGCTCGCGTCGCGGGCCATGGCTAACCGCATGGCCTTGCGCCGAGCCAGTGATGTTGCGGAGAACGTGCTGACCGGGCGGCCGCCGCCGGGGTTGCCAGAACGCGCATTGCGCGCGGCGGGGCGCGGCGCGGCGTACGTTCCGCCGGTTGTGCTAGGTTCGGAAGGCGCCAACAATGCGTTCATCACAGATGCATACGGAAATGCGTATGATGTTCAAGGCAACAGGTTGAGGTGATGAACAGTGGACTACCAGGTGCTTTTCAATCTCGCCGTCGGCACGGCCGGCGTCTTTGGAGGGTGGATCTTGAGCCGCATTTACGTCAGCATTGACCGGCTGGACGCGGATGTTCGCAAGATTCCGGTGAACTATGTCCAGAAGGACGACTTCAAGACTGCGGTGGCGGACATCAAGAACGACATTCGGTCCGGCTTCCAGCAGGTGGACCGCACGCTGAACACGCTATTCGAGCGCATCAACGAGAAGGCCGACAAGGCATGAAGCTGAACATCACGTCCCTTTCGCGGCTGCGCGGGGTTCACCCCGATCTGGTGCGCGTCGTGCGGCGCTGCGCTGCCGACTGGACCGACCCGGAGACGGGCTTCATCGTCACGCAGGGACTGCGCACGCTGGAAGAGCAGCGCCTGCTCAAGGCCAAGGGTGCCTCGCGCACGCTGCGCTCGCGCCACCTGACCGGGCACGCCGTCGACCTGGCGGTGTCGGTGCGCGGCCAAATCCGCTGGGACTGGCCGTTGTACGCCAAGCTGGCCAAGGCGATGAAGGCCGCCGCCAAAGCCGAGAAGGTGCCGCTTGAGTGGGGCGGAGATTGGACGTCGTTCAAGGACGGACCGCACTTCCAACTGCCGTGGGCCAAGTACCCGGCGTAACAGGAGACTGACATGACCGCGCACAAAGCCATTGCTGCCTTCCTCACCTCGCTGCTGGCGCTCGTCGCCATGTTTGGCGTCTCGACCGAATGGGCCAGCCCCACCGTCATTGAGAGCGTCTCGGTGGTGCTAGGGGCGGTGCTGACCGCCGTCGTCACCTACATGGTCCCGAACAGGCCCAAGGCGTGAACTGGCTGGAAGTCGCCGCCATCGCCGTGCTGTTGCTTGGCATCGGCGCTGGCGGCTTTCTTGTGGCTCAACGGCCCACGTTCTGGCTGGGCCTCATTCGCGCAGCCGTGCGGCCGCTTGTTCCTCTTCTTCTGGCGTCATTGGCCAAACGGATGCCGCCGGAGCAGGAGCAGGCGTTTCGGGACTGTATGCGCCGGGGCGGGGAATGGGATCACGCCCGTCGGCGGTGTAAGCGCTAGGCCGGTCGTCGCTGCCGATCCGGCGCTGTTCGTAGGCGATCAGGAACGCCAGGCAGCACCCCGCGTGCCAGAGATGGCTCATGCCCGTTTCCGGGTCCGCCTTTTCGCCGCGCCACCATGCCCACATATGGCGCATGAGCGCTGAAAAGAGCCGCGACCACGCCATGCCCTGCTCCCAGTTGCGCGGGGCGTACTTGGCAGCGCCAAACTGAAGGACGGCAGCAATGCCTTCCATCAGTTCCGGCGGCAACAGATGATACGGGAGTTTGCCGTGATCGTCTTTACGTCCTTCACTCATCACGCTTTGCCCTTACGTTTAGTTCCATTCCCAGCACCGCAAAACAGGCGTCCAGGTTCTGAACCTGTGGATTGCTGCGGGCTTTCCAATCGTTCAGCGTGTTCTTGTTGACGCCAGACCGCTTTGCCATGTCGAGGATGCCGATCTGCTCCCGGTTCATCTCTTCAAACAGCCGGCGCACCAGCGGGTGTACGTTGACCGGCACTTTCAGGGGGTGGAAATGTCTCATGTGTTCTCCTTCGGGATCATTGCGCGGATGGCGGCGGCGCAGCGGCGGGCTTCCATATCCTCGCGGGTGTGGTCGCCCATAAAACGCCGCTCACAAACCTGTGCCGCCTCCTCCAGCGCCTCTGCCCGAAGGGCGGGACGCAGTACGGCGATGACGGCCTTGATTTCAATGTTGAAGAACTGCGTGCCGTAGACTTTCTCAGCGGCAATCCGTGCGCGCTCCACCAGATCATCAGGCGTCATTACCTTCCTCCCCCAGCATCGTATCGTACTCACCATTCAGCACCTTGAACTTAAAGGCATCCAGAGCGAAGAATATATCGCGCATCTTGAAATTCAGAGACGCCCGGACATCCATCTTGCCGTCCTTGTCGTGCCCGATGACGAACACCTGATCATAGACGCCGACAGCTTGTTCAAGGACAGCGTCCGGGTTTTCGGCTGCGTCCTTCGGATAGAATTTCACGATGTTACTCATCGCGCTTACCCCCATATCCAAACTGTTGACACCCAGACGCATACAGCCATGAAGGTTACTAAACGGAACGCCCCGCACAACATTTTAGCCACAGCGGGCGCGATGAGGTAGGCGATCATCTCACTCATCGCGCGGCTCCTGCGGC